CTAGAACAGACATCTTTGCTACACAAGCATTAGGTGCAAATTCTGTAGTTGATGCTAATCAAGATGGTTTACCAATCACAGCTACTTTAGCTGGTGGTACTGCATCAGGAGTAGTTCAAATTGCTATCAGATACGTAGTAGATTAATACTACCTTAAATAGTGGGGACTAAAAATCCCCACTGTTTATTATGAAGAAGACAGACAACGTAAAAACAATTTTACATTTACAAAATAAAGATTATATCTATCGCTATGTTCTAGTTGATAGATTTAAACATACATCAACTGCACATCATGGTTTTGATAAAGATCTAGAACTAACAGAGGCAGAGATATTTGCTAAAGTTAAACCTAGACAATTAAGACGTAAATATATTATAAAGAAAGTTTAATATGGCATCAGTAGTAGAAATTTGTAATAACGCATTAAACCAGCTTGGTGCTTCAACAATTCTTTCACTTACAGAAGATTCTAAAAATGCAAGATTATGTAATGCAAGATATGAAAGTATTCGTAATGCAGTATTTAGATCTCATGCCTGGAATTGTTTAATGGCAAGACAAGAGCTTGCAGCAGATACAGCAACTCCTGCTTGGGGCTGGGCTAAACAATTTACACTTCCTTCAGACTGTTTAAGAGTTATTACAATATCTGATTATGATTATGATTATAAAATTGAAGGTAGAAAAATAATGGCAAACGTATCGCCTATAAAACTTCAATATGTAAAATTAGTTACCGATCCAAATGAATATGACACATTACTAGCTGAAACTATTTCAGCAGCTTTAGCTGCAGATATTTGTTTTGCTGTTACTGCTAATGCTACATTAGTAACATCAATGAAAGAAATTTATAAAGATAAACTTGGTGAAGCTAAACATGTTGATGCTACAGAGGGTCAAAACACAGATCCTAATATGGGTCAAGTTGATGTAATATTATCAGACGAATTTATTAACAGTAGGTTTTAATTATGGCAAGAGTATCAACCGCTCTTACTAACTTTACTGGGGGTCAATTATCTGATCGCATGGAAGGAAGAACAGACTTCCAAAAATATTTTAGTGGCTGCAAAACTTTAGAAAATTTTATAGTTCAACCTCATGGTTCAGTAACAAGACGTCCAGGAACAACATTTGTATCAGAAGTTAAAACATCTTCTTTAAAAACAAGATTAATCCCCTTTGAATTTTCAACTGAACAATCTTATGCTTTAGAATTTGGAAATCTTTATATAAGATTTTATAAAGATAATGGAGCTGTATTAGAAGCTAATAAAACTATTACAGGTATCACACAAGCAAATCCAGGTGTTGTTAGTTCAACAGCTCATGGTTACTCTAATGGTGATACAGTTGTTATTACTGGTGTTGTAGGAATGACACAAGTCAATGGTAAAAGATTTAAAGTAGCAAGTGTTGCAGCTAATACATTTCAGTTACAAGATATAGATGGTAATAACGTAAATACTACATCTTATACTGCATACACATCTGGTGGTATTGCAAATAGAGTTTATACATTAACCACAACTTATTTAACTGCAGATTTATTTGAAATTAAATATGCTCAATCAGCAGACGTAATGTATTTGTGTCATCCTGATTATTCAGTTAAAAAATTATCAAGAACTGGACATACTTCCTGGACAATTACAGAAGTAGATTTTACTGATGGTCCATACTTGGATGATAATATTACAACCACAACATTTGGTATGTCTGCACATACAGTAGGAACTGGCAGAACATTAACAGCATCTGCTATAACAGGAATAAATAATAATACAGGTTTTCAATCCACTGATGTTGGCAGACTTTTTACTTTTAGAGATGGTTATGGAGAAATTACAGCTATCACTAGCACAACAGTTGTAACAGCAACAATTTTAAAAGATATGGGTTCTTCCTCTACTACTACTGCTTGGGCATTAGGCGCTTTTTCAGACACTACTGGTCATCCTTCTTGCGTAACATTTTATGAACAACGATTAGTATTTGCAGGAACAAGTGATCAACCACAAACATTATTTTTTTCAAGATCAGGCGATTATGAAAACATGCACGAGAATAGAGGAGGAACTGTTGCTGCAGATGATGCAATGATTTATACAATCGCATCAAATCAAGTAAACGTTATTCAATCTTTAAAAGCAACAAGAACATTAATTATATTAACTTCAGGTGGTGAATTTACATTAAACTCAGATTCTACTGGAACTGCAGTATCGCCTACAAATATTAATATTAAAAAACAATCTAATTATGGAGCATCTAATATAGATGCATTATCAGTTGGTAACGCAACTTTATTTGTTCAACGTGCTAAAAGAAAATTAAGAGAATTAGCTTACAATTTTGACACAGATGGTTATGTCGCTCCAGACATGACTATATTAGCTGAAGACGTTACCTTATCTGGATTAGATGAATTAACATACCAACAAGAACCACATAGTATTATTTGGGGTATTCGTGGTGATGGAGTATTAGTTGGATTAACATATCAAAGATCAGAACAAGTTGTTGCTTGGCATCAACATAAATTAGGTGGATCTTTTGGAGCTACAGCTCATGGTATAGTTGAAAGTGTTATTTCTATTTCTGGAAATTCTTACAATAGAACTGATGAAGATCAAATATGGGTTATTGTTAAAAGAACAATTAATGGAACAACAAGACGTTATGTAGAATATTTTACACCATTTCAATTTGATAGTTCATTAACACAATTTCAATTTGTAGATAGCGCTTTAGCTTATTCAGGATCTGCTACATCTACACTTACAGGATTAGATCACCTAAATGGACAAACAGTTAGAGTTATTGCTAATGGTGCAACACACCCTGATAAAACAGTTTCATCAGGATCTATAACATTAGACAGAACTACAACCGCAGCAAAAGTAGGATTAGCATATACATCAACATTACAAACAATGAGATTAGATGTTGGATCACAAGATGGAACTTCACAAGGAAAAACTAAAAGAATATTTGATGTTACATTAAGATTTTATGAAACAGTTGGAGCTAAAGTGGGTCCAGATCTAAATAACTTAGAAGAGATACCATTTAGATCTTCTGCTGCATCTATGGATGTTGCTGTTCCTTTATTTACCGGAGATAAAAAAATTGAATTTAGAGGTAACTTTGAAACTGATGGATATTTATTTGTAGTACAGGATCAAGCTCTACCTATGACGTTATTATCATTATACCCAAGATTAATTACTAATGATGGATAATATTGATATCATTCCTTTTAAGAAGGAACATGCGCATCACATTATTAGCAATCCAATGAATGATCCTGCAATTCAGATTGCTCCTCAATTTAAAAAATATGCGTTATTTTTAGAAATACCAGGAATGTCATTTACTGCTATCAAAGATGGAAAGATTGTGGTATCAGGCGGCATTGGCATATTATGGGATAATGTTGCCGAAGGATGGGTCTTAGCAACTAATGATGTATGGAAAAATCCTATATCTATTGCTAGACACGTTAAAAAAAAGCTAGATATTTTAACAAAAACTTATAAAGTGAAAAGATTACAAACCGCTGTAAAAGCAGATTTTGTTTTAGGTATAAAATTTGCTGAATGGTTAGGTTTAAAATCAGAGGGTTTAATGAAACATTATGGACCAGATGGTGCTGATTACATAAGGTTCGCAAAGATTTATTGATATGTCATGGGTAGGTGATCTAGTAACTGGAAGTTCCCAAAATAAAATAGCTAAAGCTAATGCAGCTTTAATGGAAAGAGATGCTGTTGTTTTAGAACAACAAGCGCAACAAGGATATAAAGTTTACGAGAAATTTGATTTACCACAAATTTATGCATTAGAAACAAAATCAACAGGAGACATTAGAACTGGTTATGCAGTAAGAGGAGTTACAGAAGAAGGCACAGGTTATAGAGTATTAATGGATAATGCTTTAAATTTTGAAAGAGATAGAGATATGCTTGAATATAATGCTCTTGTTAAAAAAGAACAATTAGAAAATGCAGCTGTTATGAAAGAAGCTGAAGCAAGAGTTGAAAGATATCGTGGAAGAGTTGCTGAAACTATTAGTTATTTTAAAGCTGGTTCAAGTTTACTTGGAGATGTAAGAACTGGACAACAAATTTCAAAAGGATTCGGTTAATGGCAATAAAAATTTATCAATCACAAATTAGACCCACAGAAGAAATAGGAGCTGTAGAAACAACTCCTGGCATGCGTGTTAGTATGGAAACCGCATCAGCTCTTGGAGCTGCTTCTTCTAAATTTACTCAAGGTATAACAGATTTTGTTCTTGAAAAAGAAAAAATAAAAGCTGAAACAGAAGTTTTAGAGAAAAAAGAAAAGATATATAATGGAGATGAAAATGTTCCAGGATTATCTAAAGTTAAAGAGGATGCATCTAAGATGGAAGATCCTGATGAAGCGGATAGATATTATAAAGAACAATTTAAAACTATTCAAGATTATCATACTAAAGATACAAAAAATTTCTTTACTAAAAGAGTATTAGGTACATTT